AACACGTGGTATAGTGCATAGCGGTTTTTCGTTTAAGTCAATCATATTGTATTTTTATTAAGTTCTGTTATTATTCGATAGGTTCGTGCATTTTAACCCGCTACGACACCATACCACCATTCCGTTGTACCACATACGCTCACTTGCGTAATACCAAAGTTTCATCAGTTGGCTCATACATTTTAACTGAGTAGTGTTTACAACATCCACTTTTACCATTTTTCGGGGCATAAGCCTTACATTCCAATCCGCAACCACCCTCTGCTTTTTCACCAATACTTTCAAAGTAATTACACCAGAAGTATCCATCCACATCTTGTCGTTTTGCTTTATATAAGGTCATTTCATCCCATCCCTCGTATTCCATAAGCCCCTCAAAGTAGCTTCTGTGATAACACATTTCATCATCTTTAGAAGCAAAATATAACTGTTCTGCCATAATTCCGTTCGCTTTACGATGCTACAACAATGGGTATAGTGAATAGCCCATTGAAGGCATCAGGTTAATATTTAAGTTTATGGGTAGGGTCTACTCACCATACCCTTGACGTTTATTCCCTTATTTTCTTCTACTTTCTCCTCTTAGTTCGATAAAATTACACATTTCACCAATTCTATCAAAGATATACTCGCCATACATGTTTGCAATAGCTTCTGGTCGTAAATTTGTGGTAGCGAATGTTTTCACTGTCTGCCTGAAATCATATCTGCAATGCAATACATATTGCATTACATTCATTTCATTACCGTAATATCGTGAAGGTATAGGTTCTCTTCCGAGTTCATCAAATCCACGATATAAAGGTCTGCTTGCACCATGCTGAACAGTATTCCACGTCGATTCATTAAGTGCTTCCATGCCATTGTTCGAGTATTCTGCTGCTAAAAAAGGACAATTTACAACTTTAAAACCTCTTCCCTGTATCCTCATAGTCTCTGCAATAATTTTTAACAATGTTGACTTGCCTGTACCTATATTACCCCAAAGCAATATCCCCTTACTACTGTCTAAATTCCCTTCTCCATTTATATAAAGGAATATATCATTTAATACATTCTTATTGAATTTATCTACCTTAAATTCAGGACAAATTTCATAAATCTTTTCCTTAAATGCCTTTGTTGAGACCGCAGAATAAGTCTTTGTCATCTGGATTTGAGATATTAGATTTTCTTTTGTTACTTTCTTGTTGTTGAGTTCCATTTCTATACCAGTTTGAAAAATATATAAACAAATCTTGTCTGTTTTTCCCCACGCAATTTTCATTTTCCAATTTCTTTACAAATTCTTTTATTTTCTTTTCGAGTTCTTGTAGTGAAATATAATTATTCATACAAAACACCTCCATCCAATGCTCCTCTGAAAGCATTTTATCTTCAATTTCATTTAGGAAATAAAAATCTTTGTTATCTTCTTTTTTTTCTTCTTTTTCTTTATTGTTTAATTTAATATTATTTCTTTTCTTCTGTGTAGTTTCTGATTGATTTAAGATATTTTCTGTTGACGAAAACTCTTTTTTTGTTTCTAAAAGCCAATATGGCAAATTATCTATTTTAATTCTTCTTTTTGTTGCTTCTTTCCACCTTTTTTGTATTCCGTAACTGGTTAAAACACCAAACGAATCAAACATAGATTTATCGAAAAATTCCCATTTTACCAACCCGGAGATAACTTCTTTAACAAAATCATAAGGTACATTAGCTTGTTTGGCAATTTTGAATATAAAAGCATCAGAATACTCTATAAAATAACCATTACGGTATATCGCACAAAGAATCCTGATAATAATGCATTCTCCTTTTGCCCCAAACTCGCTTGATACCGGAAGTGTCTTTTCATCTTCGAAAATATCAACATCAAGAGGAAAATAATCTAAACCATTTTTTAAAGGCCTCGCCATAATAGTTTATTTTATTTCATTGTTTAAAACGTCCATGTTTTCTTCAATGTAATCTTTTAATTCTCCGTAGCATTTATGATTATCATATTTTGATCAATACTTTCTTGAATAGCTTGTAATAATTTATCTGTTTCATTGAGTGCACAGCGATATACATCATTATTGTATGGATAAACCTCCCAATAAGGCTGTCCACAGCAACCTAAAAAATCATAACAATCAAGATATACACTTACATATGCATCACCCTTTTTTACCATAAATCTAATTACAGCACCAGCAAATGGTGGTATTACTTTTATTTCCCAATCAGATGGAAATTTAATAAACGGAATTTCATTTATCCATTTATCCACTTCCATATATTCGTCATATTCAAAAGGGAGCAAACTTTTTTCTTTTCTTTCCATAATGTTAAATTTTAAATGTTTTATTTTCATAGTAAATTCAATCTTATAGTCCTGCCCATTTCCAAGCTAACAAAGCAGCATTACGAGATATTTGATTTGTTTCCCCGACTATTCCTGTCAACTTGTAAAGCTCCTCACAGGAAATTCCACCGTTTTCTCCATCCCAATTATTCTCATAAGTATTATATTTAACTACCTTTATACAACAATCTTCGCACATTTCAATGATTTTCATACCGGTTTCGTAAATTTGTCCAGCATTAAATACGTATGCAATTTTTGAATTTAAGTCATTTACTTTTAAAATGTTTTCTCTATTTAAACCATCAATTTTTACAACCACTATCAAAGATTCTTCCGAGTCTTCATTTATCAATTTTACATGAAATAGATAATCAAGTAACATTGGGAATGCGAGCGATGTTGTTTCTAATTGTTTGGTTTCTGTTTTTAAATAAGCCACACCACACTCTTTAATATTCGGTACAATGGCAATGATATTATCGTATTCCATTTCTTTATATTTTAATGATTTAAAAATTTCTGTACTCGTAAGAATTTTCTGATGGCTTCTATCATTAATGCCGGATAATAATGCCACCACTTTTTCAGGAGAAGGCATAAAACTCCCGATTGATAACTATAGGAGTAGAACAGTCCATCTTTCAAATTTTTGATGGTAACATGTTTATCTCCTATTTTAAGTATTGCCATATTGTTTAGGCGTTCTTCCATGCTACCTACGGAAATATATTTTCCTATTGTAAGATAAATTTTATTTTTCATGTTTTTATGATTTACAATTAATTTTAAAAAGGCATTTTATTTAACTCGATAGTCATATTTTTTTCTGCAATCAAGACGTTTTTACAAGTAGCAATTTGAACTTCCTTTTGAAATTCTTTTGCGTTTGAATTTTTTTCTGAAAGATGAATAAGTACTATGTTATTTACATTTCTCAAATCATTTTCTTTCAGTGTTTGCATACATGTTTCAATGGACATGTGATTTCTTAAGATACGCACGCTTTCGGCTTCTGTAATCAGTCCTTTTTTCAGATTGCTGGTTATAATCCTGATTGAGTGATTGCACTCAATCAGGATATTATTCAGATTCTTAAATTTAAAATCAATACTATTACAATCCGTAGCAAAAAGTACAGTCCCCATTTCTTTATGATATATAAGAAATCCTATTGGTTCTTCTGCATTGTGAACGACTTTAAAACTTTTAATTCTAAAATTACCAATTTTCTTATATTCATTTATGAGTTTAAATTGTTTTTTATTGGAATCATTTGTATTATTTCTTTCAATCAATTTCCTGATTGTACCTTCAGAAGAATAACAATTTATTCTCATTTTCAAAAAATCTTCAACATAAGCTGCATGGTCTTTGTGTTCATGTGATATTAATACTCCAACTATTCTCGATATATCAAATGAAACGGCTTTCTTCACTTCTTTAAAAGCTACTCCGCATTCAATGACTAATGCTTCCTTGCCGTTGTCAAATACGTAACAGTTACCGGCGCTACTTGAACCTAAGATATGCAGCTTCATATTTACTTTAAAAATCAGGGGCGTTAAACAATTTGTTTTCTACGTTCTTTTTCTTGTACTCCTTATTTTCTGTAGGAGTTTCTTTTGAATTTTCCACCTTCTCCGGTTGTGGTTCAGAAGTTTGTTCGGCGTTGCTGTCTGGTTCTTCTTCGCTTGTTTCATAGAAAACATCATCTGTAGATTCTTCTTCTTCGCTCATGTCGAGTATTTCCTTTTCTTTGTTTTCTGTAGGATATTCTTTTTGTTTTTGAGGTTGAGATTGAGGTTGATTCGTTACATCTTCATAATCAATATCCATAACATCACGAATTTCCTCTTCTGTTTTCATACCCATTGATAATTCAGGAGCATAAACATTTGTCCAAAAAGATGCAGCACGGTACATTAACATTTGTTTTGTCATTGTTGGCCATTTAGACCCTGCTTTTGTGTACCATCCCTCCTGAATAGCCATTCTTATTGATACTGGGCTTGATTCTAACACTTTGTCAGAACCTTTTGCAGTTGTAAATGCAACACATTCAATGTCCATGATTTTTGTTCCATCGAATGTGGCTGTTTTTGCAATGTTTTTATATCCACCCTTTCCTCCATACAAAGTCTTATCCCACACTTTTTCATATTCTGTATAATCTACCTTTCCAAGCATTCCCTTTTCGGTAAAACGGAATTGGAGCGGGTTAAACCGACCGCATGTATTTACTGTTGAAATAAGGAACTTTGAAGACCACGACGGTTTACCGTAGATAGGTGTCATATTTTGCATGACCATCAAAGGACTTGCGCCTATACGCATTGAAATTTCAACTGCAATCATGCAATTTGCCATTGCTTTTTCAAGCGGGTTCTTTTCAGATGCTCTGTACATTTCAGGAACAAGCTCTGAGCTTGCAAATAACTTACAAACTCTCTGCATTGTTTCAAATTGCTCTTTATTAAAAAAGCTAAACGTTGTTACATTTTGTTGCTGACGAACAGCCAATTCATTTTCTTTTTCCATATTTTTAAAAATTTTGATTATTAATTACTGTGTCTTTTTTTTATTTTTTGATTTGTTTCTTCTATTACTAATGCTAATCCATTTGAAAAAAGCTTGTTTGTATTTTCATGGATTGCAAATTTATAAAGTCCATACGACAATGAACCTTCTTCCCCATAGACGGCAATTCTTGTTTTTAAATCATCTCCTTGCTTTTCTGTTGCAATAATAATTATTGAATTATCATTGTCATCTTCTACTAATTCTCTTGCTTGAATAGTGATTTTTTTCATCTCTTCATCAAAATTTCAATATCCTTTATTTTGTTCCACAAATCAATTGTTTCTTTATCTCTCATTTCGAGAAACCCATTGACCCTTTTAATCCCATAAACTATAGTTGAATGGTCTCTCCCATTCAATCGTGCAATTTCACTGTAACTAAATCCTTTTTTTTCTTTCAATAGTTTCCAATACAATTGCCTGACAATTGATACATCCATTTTTCTGTTATTCCCTAAAATTTCATCTGCGCTTATATTTAAGCGCTTTTCAATTTCTGTAATCATAGTGTGTTTTAAATTCGTTATTACACAATTTACTGATATTTTCCATTAAGGATTTGTTCTCCATTTTGAGACGATTATTTTCGTATTTCAATTTCTCATTTTCTCCAAGTTGCTTTAAATTAGTAATTCCAAGCCACATTGCAATTAATGAAATAAGAATAATAATAAATATATACATAGTATTAATTTTTAAGTGTTAATGTTTTATCTAAAGTAACCTTTAAGAAAATCATTTGACAATCCATTTCAATATAATGATTTACTGATTCAGCTCCATCGCAGAAAATAGGCAATTGAATGCCATAGAATCTCTGTAGAGTTTTAATAATATCCAATCCGGCATTTACTTGCCCGGCATTATTAGCTACTCCATAAGGAATACCATTGACAAGAGGAATACACGTTTCTATCTCATTTCCATCTATCGTATAATCAAATAGTTTAAATTTCACGATTGAAAATAAACTATTGATTCGTTTTTCGCATTCATCAATTTTTTTCTTTGTAAATTGCTGAATAATATATTCTTCTTTTTCAATATCTGCAAGTTGTTGTGCGAGTTCTTCCCCTCTCTTTTCAAGTTCTTTAATCTCATTCTCATAAGCATGTATTAAATAACGGTCGTGAAGCCTTATTTCCAGCTCACGTATATGATTTAAGAATTCTATCTTTTTATTCTTTAAATCAGCTACATCAGGGTCTTCACTAATTTGTTTTATCCCCGATTCGGCTTGTTCGATTTTCTCTTGTAATTCTTTATATTCCGGGATTTCATCTTGTAGTACCTGAATTTTTGTGATTACAGGAATCAAAGCAAGATGGTCTTTTAAATCTGCTATTTCTTTTTCTTTTTCCAATATATCCTCTGTTAAGGAATAAATTTTAATTTGTATATTTTCAATTTCATTCTCCAATTCTTTAATTTCAGCATCTATTCCTTTCCCTCTCTGCGAAATTTCAGAAAGTTTTTTCATTTTTGCTTCGGTAAACAATTTAATGGAATTTTCCATCATTTCTTTTGGCATATTTTGCCCACATACCGGACAAGTATCACTCCCATCATATTCCTTAGCATTTTCATCAACCCATTCTTTACGCAAAGCAATAATTTCATTTTTACGTGTCTGTAACCTGATTTTATAATCACTTAATTTTGAATTGAATGATTTTAAATTAAATTGATCATCTTCACATGATTTTTGCAGAGCTTTTATACTGTTTTCAACAATTTGCCTTTGTTTCTCCAACTCAAATGTTTTCTCACGCTCTTTCAATTCAGCATTAAACAAAATATTTTGTTGTTCTTGTTTAAGTTCATTGATGTATTCTTGTTTATGTTTTATCTCTTCAAACCTCTGTCGTAATGCTTCTGCTTTGTTTGATATAGCGTTATCTATATCATTAACTTTTTGTTTTAAAACATCAATTTCTTTTTCAACTTGTGAAAAATCGATTTTTTCAGGTATTAATTTTTGAGTTTGGTCGATTCGTGGTTGTATTTGCGCAATGTTTTCTTTTAATTTTCTTTTCTGTGCAGAAATTTCTTTTTTAAAATCCGATAGAGATTTTCCAGAAATCTTATCGATAAGTTTCGTAAAATCTTCATTCCCTTGCGCTATTTCGGCATCCGACAGCGTCCCGGCCATCTGGAAAAGAAATTCTCTTTGTACTTTCCAATCAAGAGTTGGAAAAAAATGAACAATTGAAAGCATTTTGAAAATCACTTCATCAATGATTTCATTTATTTTTTTCTGATATTCTGAAACATTAATGGGTACATTGTTCCAAAATGTTTCAGTCTCATTACCTTTAAATACTTCTTCAATTTCTCCACGTGGTTTTACCCATTTTTCTTTAAATACCCTCTTTAACTCTGTTTCTGAACCATCAATATCTAATATGGCAGAAACTTCACAATCTACTCTTCGGAGTAGCTCTCCGTTAATAATGGGTCGTATATTGTAATCTTTTCTATCTTGCGCATCCTTCCCGAACAATAGCCAGCAATATGCGTCAAATACAGTAGATTTACCCAATCCATTGTCTCCAAAGATAAAGTTTTCTCTATCAGAGAAATTCAGCTCAAGGTTTTTTATCCCCCGAAAATTTCTTAAACACAATTGTTTTAATATTACTTTTTTCATATTTTGTTTTATTAAAAGATTATTATTTTATAGGTAATTTTTTAGTAAGTCTTACCGAATTGGCAAAATTAATGACAATAAGTGCAATCACCCATAAAGGTGTACCATCAGAAACAAATAGCAATAAAAATGACAATGTAAAATAAATTACGATTAGCCGTTGTTTCCATGTTAAGCTATTCATTTCTTTTAAAGTTTCTTTGAAAATTTCTTTTACAATTTCTTTCATGGCGTTGATTTAATGATTTAATTTTTAGAATTTACCTATAGTTTATTTATTCGATATTGTCTATCGCTTAATCCCAAATATCAGTTATCCCATACTTATGGAATATCTTTTCAATCTCCTCTACTTGGCTTATTTTCGGTTCAATATCACCTTTCAGACGCTTAAGGAAGCTCACGTTGTTATTTATCCCGAAAGCGTCCATTAGTTCCCTTTTTATTTTTGAAACATCTTTTAGTTGTACTTGTTTCCAACCCTTTTCAAATCCATACCTTTTCATGATTCAGTTATTATTAATCATTTAATAAAATAAATTTGTTTGTTTCTGAACATTTAAAATGTTGCTGCCTCTTATCAAATAAAATTTCGTTTCCATAATTTTCAAATTGATTGTTTTCAAACTCATATACTTCAAATCAATTAACGCACAAATATAAAATGTTATTTTTTATAAACCAAATGTTTTCAATAATAAATTTATTGTAAACGTTTATTTATAGTATTTCTAAATAATAAATTATAAAATATAATGATTTACAGATAGTTACATTATAAAAATAAAAAAATAATATAGCTTACAATAATTTTCTTATTTATAATTAGCTATATTACTGATTTTAAAGATATAAATACAGTGTATTTTATATCTTTTACCACACTATTTTTTTTGTTGAAATAATTTCTTTCGGCACGACTAAAGATGGTAATGGCAATCTATAGCATACATATATTCCTATCATTGTTGCCATTAACCTATCGTCATGATTGCTCCCCTTTGCTCCTGTACTTCCATCCGGTTTGTATTCAAATACTCGGGCTTCGTTTAATGTTTCGTGGTCTCTTTCTGTATAACCTTTTTCTCTTACTACTGCTGTAAATGTTTCAATCAATGTGGGTTTTGTTTTCCTGTTTGTATTGAATCCATATTTTACAGGAAATCCTTCTTGTATTTTGTCTGGTGGTGTACGGCTATATAGGTTGCCATAGTATTGTTTTATTGTTTCAAAAATAAATTCCGTGTCATCCTCTTTTATATCACTATCATACGTATTACTTTCGACCACAAGCAATGCGTTGTTGTACCATTTTGCAATCTGTGCAGCTATCCAAATGGTAATATCTTTGTCTATGTGTCCATAGAAAAGTGCAACAACTTCTACGCCCTCTCCATGCATCATCCAATATCTGTCGAAAACTTTAATAACCCCATAATCTGCCGAATCCGATAATCCTTTTTGAGGGTCAAAGGAAACTACATACCTATTTTTTACCTTTATGGACGTATCAGGCATCACCCACACATGAAGTTTATTTTCTCCTTTCTTTATCCGGTCTTTTTCTGTTCCGTATAAAACAGCATTTGTAGCTTCTTTGTCTGGAACGAAACTTAAATCCATAAGTATTTCACTTCTGCGTTGAGGGTCTGTTATAGCTAAAGTAGGCGAGCATTTGGAAGACAATATACCCACAACTTGTGGAGGCTTGCAGTCTTTGCGCAGTGCTTCAATTTCTTCTGCTTTGAAAACAGGATTACCTGAATCCTGAAATGCCTCAATATCATCACTCGGATATTCCTGTCTCATTTTTGATTCATTCGGCATGGTCGAAGCCTTCATTCTTCGCCAATTCAAGTTTTCAAGCGTACAAAGTTTGTAATTGTTCCATAGGTTACGTTCATAATCATTTAAAGTCAATATGAAATCAGCGACAGTTCCTTTTTTCTTTTTACCGTTATGTAGATAAAATTTATTGTCTTCAAATGGTTCGCTGTATAAATCAATCATAAACCAGGGAGCAAATATAGGCTCGTATGCAGTTTCTCCTCTTTTTGCTTTTTGCCATTGATTATAAAAATAATTTCCTACACCATTTGCAGTACTCTCTCTGATAACCATTGTATTTTGCCCATCGGTGAGTGAAGAAATCATACTTGATTCAATCAATTCAGGGTTATTCCCGATTGTTTCAGGATAAAAAGCCATTTCTGACAAATGTATCATTTTCAAATCCTGTGAACGTATTGATTCGGGATTTTGAGCAGTTCCTACCGTAATACGGCAACCTCTTTCGGGTATTTGTTTGATATTCGTTGTACCGCCAAAAGAACAAATTGTTTTTTTCTCACCTCCAACAGGTGGCATCATTCTAATTGAATTATCATACATGGAACGTATGTTTATGGCTGCCGTAAGTTCGTGAGCACAAATCGCACTGTTCCAATTCTTTTTCAAAACAATTTGTATCCACTGCATATACATCTGTATTAATGTGGTGAACCCCATTTGCTTGGCTTTTAAAATTATGATATTAATTTGTCGCCCTTCGAGCCTCTGTTTCTCAAGCGCCCTTATCAACATTCTTTGTGCCGGATTAGGTTTGAATCTTATATAGTTGGCAGTCTCCTTATCAATAATCCAGCAACATGATACTGCATAAAATTCAAAATCATATTTGTATCTTTCTTCACATATCTTATACCAAAAAAAATCAATTTCATCTTCTTTTGGTTTTCTTGATTTTGTCTCGTTTTTTAATACTTCTGTTATCGACCCATAAGTTTGAAGGAGTTTAATGGCTTTTAAATCCTTCATTTCTATAGGCAGGTAGAATGTATAAGGTTTTTTTTCTGGAACAATTATTGCAAATCTTTCCCCGCAACAGTTAAGCCCTGAAATAGGATCATATTCTTTTGCTTTTTCGGCTTTTCTGTATTCATTCTCCTGCAATATAGAATTGACATCTATCATGTTAAAATTTTACGTTTAAATTGATAGTATGGAAGTTTTGTTTATCTGTCAAATTGAAATTATATCTATATTCTAATCCGGCGTTGTGATAAAATAAGCCTCCGCCTACATTATAAAAATCATTTGTTGAAAATCCAATTCCGGCAAATGGAGTGAAAATTCTTTTTTTCTCAACAGTCTGTATTTTTGTTACAGGTGTATATTCATATTCTAAACTTAAAAGTTTATTGTACTGAACTGATGGAAAAACCTTTAATTCTCCTTTCTCCTTATCTTTAAATAAATCTATCTTATAATCACGCTTTACGATATAGTCAGCTATTATTGCTGCTGTATCAACTTTTTGCGTGAAATAAACAGTATCATTTTTGCGTATTGTATCAGGTTTCATAGGCAACACCGGTATTGAAGGTACTTGCACAAAATAAGGAGTAGGCACGGGAATTGAATCATGAATAGTTTCACCCGCCACATATTGAATTTCAGGAACTGTTTTAATCGTTGCTCGTCCTGCAAAGAATCCGATTATCAGCCCTATTACCAATGCAATATAAACAAGATTATTTTTAATTTTAGTCAACATATTTCAAGTATTTTTTATATGCCTTCTCTAAACTTATATTATAAGGTTCTCTTCCCAGTTTTTTGGCAAGCTGCAAATAATTAGCTCCGTTGTAAATCGTGGCTATCATGTGCCAATCCTTTCGTTTGATGGCATCTTTCAGCTTGTTGTCAGTACGTATAAATTCACATATCTGCCAAATTTGTCTGTCTATTCCTTTTTTGGCATCATCCCACATTTCACCTACGGTTTTATATCCTAATCTTTTATAATGGAATCCCATTATTTGCCCAAGCCCTATTGAAGTGCTTAGCATGGCAGCTTCTTTGTTTATGGCAAAAGCATTATTGAAAGCTTCCCATTCTTTTGACTGCACATCTACTTTATTTGTTGACCATACGCCCGCAGGTGCATTTGGTACATATCGTTTAAACCATGATGGCTCAAATTGAATCATAATCTTTCCATCGGAATTGAATCCCTTCCCACCTGTTTCTACTTCTATAAAGGCTGCTATAACACGCCAATCAAAACTAAATTGATTAGAAATTTCTTTTATTTTGTCAAGTAAATTATTCATATTAACTCGTTTTTTGTGAATTTTCGTCATCATAGTTACTCTCTAATTCATTCCCTTTGTTTTTTATTCCCAACATTTCTTTAAGTTTGATAAACACTTCCGTTGACAGGAACATGTAAATAAACGCTATTGCTCGGCTATCAGGAAAAATTTTCGTTGCATTTCGGAAAATGTTGGTCAAATAAAAATATGATACGATATAAGTCAACCATTTTATTACTGTTTCTGTCAGCTTTGGCTCTGGATAGGTCATTCCATAAAGGCAGAAAATTGTTATTACATAAAACATCAACAATTTTATGCCCTCAGTTGCTTTCTTTATCGAAAAGCTCTCTTTTGTTGTTTTATCCGCTGCATCTGCTCCCATGCCCATGAGAAAGTTTAATATAAAGCCACAAAAAAGGGCAATAAAAGCATGCTGAAATGTACTGACAATGCCCAACAACCCTGTGAGTGTCATTAACAAATAGTTTTTCATATTGTACCACATAATCATTTGTTTTAAATTATTTCATAAATTAATGTCGAATCTTCTGCTTTACTTAAACCAATATCAATTACATTATATTTTGCATGGAAAGAACCCACAGGAGGTATTCTTCCCATATCTAACCTTATATTTGGTAAATTAGAATTGAACGGAAAGCTCCATATTGGAACAATCCTATTCATATTCAATGTAATGTCTAAATTATCAAATACTACCA